CGGTCGGTGGAGCTGCCGGTGGCATTTTTGATTATTTATTAGGCGGCAGTGGTGGGACAAGCTCTAGTAGCGGTTCCTCAGGGGGCGGTTCTAGTCCTTTAGACTATTACGCACAATATGGTGCGTTAGCTGCTGCTGCAAATAGTCCTTTAACACTGGCTGGGCAACGATATTCGACTGCTTTAGGTAGCCAAGCCGGTGGTTTAGGTTTACTTGGCTCCAGTCTTGCTAGCGCCGAGTTATCTGTACTTAAAGATGCGCTTGAGATGGGCAAAGAAGCCCGAACAGCGCAGGCTAACGAAGCAACCAGTCTTGTAAATAAAGGTTTAAACCTAGCAGAGCAAACAGCACAAGCTCGGCTTGGGGTGGGACTATTAGCCCCTCAATATATGGCGCAAGCAGCTTCCGCTGCATTGCAAGGAGATAATACTTTAGCCATGAATTTGGCTAATACAAATCTCGGCCTTAAAGCATTACAAGAAAGCGCTAAAACTAATATCGCTCAGCAATATGCTAAAGACCTGGGCTCTATGGCTCAGACTCGGGCAACTGGTGAAGCTAATTTAGCACTTGGTGACCCAAAGAATCGCGGGTGATTTAGCTAAATACGACGCTTCTATTGTTGGTAATTTAACTCTTAATAAAGCTAAAACCGAAAGCGATATAAGTCGAATCCGTGCAAACGCTGCTGCGACAAAGGACTTACGTCGCAATGCTATGGACATTGCATTTGCCGGTTAAGCGAGCCTTTGCATGATTGAAACTCAAACTACTAATACAAACACCGTAGCTTCGTGGCTTGATTCGTTAGACAAAACTCAAAAAGACGCTTTTTTACATTACGTAAAAAACAGCACTTCTGTTATTGAGTCATATTTATATGCTCGATTTTTGCGTCCTGGGTACAACGGATCTATTGCTGATTTAACTGCTTGGATCCAAGAAAAGTACCCTAAACAAGATCTTCGCAAAGTCTTACTTATCGAGATTGACTCTTTAAAGATGGATATTGATAATGTCCGTCAAATGACTGTTCAAGGGATGTTAGATCATGCCACGGCAGCCACAAAAATTTCAGTACTTCAAAAAGAACTTAGGTCGCACATTCAGGCGGTCAGACAGCTCACAGACGGCATTGATCGCCGTGGGCTTTTACTTGCTGGTGCGGATCGTTGTTTACGTGAGCTCGTAAATAGTTTTGAAGATTCACCAACGATGTCAGATCTTTTTGGAAGAAGCATCGCTGGTGGTTTGGTCTACTATCGAGCGCGAAGAAAAATCTTAACCGCCGAGTAGATCCGCTAAAAGAATGCAATCATCCGTCACTTTTTCGTGATAGCACCGCATATCTAAGAGTGCTTTTCTTTACGTCTCTTATAAAGAAATCCATTCCGCATTCGTCACCAGAGCACCCGATATATTCATCGAGTGTTTCAGCTAAGCGTTCGTAGCGTTGTTGCTTGTAAGAATCCAGCATTATTTTACCGGCTCCAGTAACCCGAGAAGGTTTACAAGCGGGCACTTAAAAATACCCATAAAAGAGTCATTGACTCCGATAGCTAGTTCAATTGTGTCGTCTTCTTCGACGTAATCTCCGCCAAAAGGCAAGATGCAAGCGGGTTGTTTAGATACGGGCTGACCTGTGCAGTCGGTCCACCAGATAAGATTATCGTGCGTTGACCCACTAAATAGTGCCTCTGTGCATTGTCTGGTAATTTTAGTCATGTCTTTATCTAGCGTATACATTCCTAAATGATATAAGAGGAATGTAATTTGTTTTGAAGCGTCATAAGCCATGTACTTCCAATGGAAGAATACAAGCCACTCATCGCCAATGTTTATAGGCGCCGTAGAGTTAAAAGTAGGATAATCACTTACAACTTTTTTTAAAGACGAAGAATCAATACTTTTATCTTCTTGTCCCGGTGTCTTAATTACGATGGGTATCGTCGAATAGAGGTAGTTTAAGTTTTCCTTTATCCGAAAAGAAACACCAGTTTTTTTCAGGCTTGTTTCTTTGTAAGTTTTGACCGGCAGGTGGGTACACGCAATCTTCGGCTTCCCCAAACTCGTTTAGTTTTCCTACACACACCTTAGGTTGGTTTACTAACAAATGATTTGAAGAGTCCCATTTACTCGCGTATGAGCTAGTTATGAATTGAATATAAAGCTCATCGTCAGGTGCTTTAAACAAACGCGCATCTTCGTAGCTGAGCCTGTGCGGCCCACGTCTAATTTTTTGAGCTCCTGCGACTGTGTCGTCAGAAATAAGCTCACCTACATAAATATCCCTGGGCGTGTTGTTGTAGTAAAAGTATTTATGATCGTGTCTAAAAACAAAAGGCTCTGGTTGGCTTCTAAAAGAAAGAAGACGATGCCCTTTGTGATGTAATAAACAAGGACTGAAATTAGCAATTGCTTGGTCGGGCAAGCCTCGATTGATTCGAGTGAAGACACCGCCGATATCTTCCGCTTGTTGATAGACACTGGGATACCCAGTTTTAGGACGTATGTTTACTGGATGTTGTACGTAGCTTAAAGAAGTACTGTGACGAATGTGTTGAATGGTCATGAAAGAGCCTCCATTGCGTTGCTGAAACCTTCAGCAATTTTGTCCCAACGGTAAGAAGGGTTTTGCGTGACTTCAAAACATTTTTCGGCTACATGCTGGCGATAAGTTTCATCTTCATATAACTCCTGAAGCAGTTGCGCCGCATGTTTGTAGTCGATAATTCCTCTTTCCACTCCTAAGTCTTTGTCAGTAAACCAAGCTGCGACATTGATTAAAAGACCTTTTTCTTTCCAGATATCTTTGCAAGAAGTGTGGTTAGGAACCAGTTGAGGCTTTTTACACATCGCATGTTCGAATGGAACTAATCCCCAGCCTTCGCCGTTAGCCGTATTAATTCCTACATCAACAGCGTTATATATAAGGTTTAGATGTTCGTCAGACGGTGCACATAAATAGTTAATATCTGGTGACATACAAAGTTTTGCTGTTGGATCTTCGCCTCGCCTTCTCATCTCAGTTTCAAAAATCTCTTTAACTGCCCAACCAAGATCTTTCTCACCCATGTGCAGATAAAGCAAAACATCCTGCTTGCCTTGTGCAAACTCAGCAAACGCCTTGATCGTCTGATCAATAAGCTTTCGCGGTTGATTCCTGTTGCCGTTAAAAACAATAAATTTATCTTCCGGCAGCCCTAAAGTTTTACGAGCTTGGGCTTGATCAATTTGATAAAACTTCTGATTGTCAATCCCGTGTGGTATGACGCCCATTAATTTGGGTTTAACCCCGTGAGCCATCAATCGCTGCGCTTGCTCGATTGTAAAAGTAATTGCAAAATCCCAATCTTTTAAAAAACGAAGCATCGAAAGCGGATACCACTCTGAGTCTGTTGGGAAGTAAGCAATAAATTTAAAATTAATCGCTGACTTTAATAAGTGAATTCTTTCCCAAACTTGGTTTACGATCCATATGTCATTTAAACAGATAAAAAAATCAGGTTTCTCTGTTTCTACGATTTGCTGAATCCGACCAATACCAAAACGATCTTGCGGATTGTGAGCAGCGGCGGGATAAATTTTAAAATTATAGGGATGAGGATCTCCGTTATAATTGATTGCATACAGAACAATTTCATTCTCAGGATTTTTACTAAGTTGTTCTAATACACTATGTGTCACACGAGCAAATCCCGTGTTAGAAACACCGTCACCATACCAGAGAATTTTTGCCATACGGATGTAGACTTTCGCTATCAGTATACAGACAGTTTTCGATTATGCCCAGCAGAGAGACTTTTGCTTATCGACGAGCTTTAAAGCTTCGCGCTCAGAAAGCTATCGACAAAGAAGATACTGGTATTGATAATGTTTTTTCAAGAGCACAGAATGACTTTATGACGTTCTGTACGCTTCTTGATAAGCCGCCTGCTAGACACATGCTCGAATGGCATCGGGAGTTGATTACAGGGGAAAGCAACAAAATACTTATTAGATATTGCAGGCCCGAACCTTGATATTCTGAGCCACCGTGGAAGCGCTAAAAGCACGGTGCTCAACCTATTTACGGCTTGGGTAATTGGTCGCCACACAACTGCCCAGCGTCCTCTTCAAATTATTTACTGTTCTTACAACATCGCTACAGCCATACCCAAAAGTCGAATTATTAAACAAATTATCGATTCTTCATCTTTTAAAAAAAATATTTCCTCGGGTGAAGTTAAAGGCCGGTATGCAGAGCGATATCGGTTGGTCGATTGACTTCGATTACGCAGGAATTCCCCGCGTGGGCGATGAGGAATTTACGCTCAGGGCTGCTGGGTTGAGAGGCTCGATTACTTCAAAACGTGCTCACTTAGTTATCGTCGATGACCCTATTAAATCAAGCTCGGACATTAAGAACCCAGCCATTCGAGACGAAATGAACAGTAACTGGTCGTCAGTTATTGCGCCGATTGTCTTTGAGGGTGGGCGTTCGATCTGTCTAGGTACTCGTTTCCATCCGCTTGATATCCATAAAACTATGTTTGTACCGCAAAAAGGCTGGAAACAGGTCGCGCAAGAAGCTCTTACATACGATAAAAATGGCGAACCTGTTAGTTACTGGCCTGAGCAGTGGTCTGTCGAGTACTTACTAGGACAAAAAGAGCTGGATCCGGTTGCTTTTGCTTATCAGTATCAGCAACAACCAGTGATGACCTCGGACTTAGTTTTATCTCCTGATCTAATTATTAAAGGAGAAGTAGTTACTGAGTTCGATTCTCTCGCAGTGGGTATCGATCTCTCAGCTAGTAAAAATGAGACTTCAGACTACACAGCGTTTGTTTTAGGAGGACGATTAAAGGACAACTACTATATTATTGATTCACATCAAGTGCGTTCTATAGGTAATCTTGAAAAAATTGATATGCTGTGCGATATGTTAGTAGAGTGGGGAATACTACAGACTCAGGGTGATGAATATTTCCCTACGTATTCGACCGTTACGTTAGTGGTCGAAGCTGTCGCTTATCAAGCATCTCTAGCGGCAGATCTTAGGCGAGTCCTTTTGCAAGAACGTGGGTTAGGTAACATTCATATCCATGAAGTTAAAGGTTTTAGAGGCGATAAAGTAGCTCGCTTTAGGGGCACACTTGGTCTGCTTGAAAATAAAAAAGTTGTTTTTAATAAATACCGAAAATTTGATGCTCTTGTTGATCAGTTAATTAATGTAGGAGCGACTTCGCATGACGACCTTCTGGATGCTTACACTTGGCTTATGACATTTTTACAGAGACGCGGTAATTTTTTCTGTTGAATACTAATGTCATCTATTTACATAGCTATTACAGCCCACAACCCGTTAAACAGGTTAAAAACAACTTTAAAAGTGCTGGAGGGTTACGAATCTCTTCCTTTAAATACTGAAGTAGAAAATTTTTGTAGATAACGATCATGCTAAAGACGTCGATGAACTTTCCTACATAGTTGACTCACATACTAAACTAAAAAACATAAAATACATTGTTGCTTCTCCTGAGTTTACAGGGTATTATTTATGCTGGGCTCACAAACCAAATTTTATAAAAAAGGTAAAAAATCGTGAGCACAGTTTTTATATGTACTCAGAAAACGACATGGTTTTTAAAGATATTCATTTTAATTACTGGTTTAAATACAAAGATGTTTTAAAACGTAAAAATCTAGAACCAGGTTTTTGTCGTTTTGAGCGGTGTGGTGGTAAAAAGATACCTTTTGATAATTACAGAAAGTGGAATCTTTTAGGTCCCACTGAGAACTGTTGGGGGAATATTTCACATAACGGAAGTTTTATAGCAACTCCTTTAGATTCTTCGATTCTTGGCTTTGTGTCACTGGGTAATCCTTACGCTGGTTTGATGGTTTTAGATCAAGATCAAGCAGATAAATATATAACTAGCGATAGTTGTGATCCGAATAAAAGTTATTTGAAAACTGGAAAGCGAAATTGGCCTATTGCCGATCGTTCTTCTATGGGTTTAGCTTTTGAAAATTTACTTCCGAAACAAGAGCATCGACGTGTCGTTCCAACCGTGCGAATAGATAATAAAATTACTATCCCAGACTATGCGCTAGTTGAGCACTTAGATTCAAAATATTCCTCTACTCTTTTACAAAAAGAGAGTATTATTGACACGGAAACAATGTTCGCATACTGACATGAAAAATTTTTTTGACGGTGCGCCTGAGTTTGACATGGTAGATCCTCCTTGTTTTTTAGACGAAAATAAGAAAGCTTCTGATCGCGTGAATCACCCGAGTCATTACAACCAAGGAGGAGTTGAGTGTTTTGATGCAATGCTGGCTTCGGCTGGGTCTGAGGCCGTTAAAAACTTTTGCCAGCTTTCATGTTTTAAATATATTTGGAGGTTTCAGTATAAAAATGGTGTTGAGGACTTAAAAAAAGCAAAATGGTACTTGGAAAAGCTTATTGAGCTTAGTGAGCTAGACTGAACAAAAAAGTATTTAAAAATGGACGTTCGCGCTTTCGGATCTTATTACGGACAGACCGCCCAACTTCCTTATGGAAGCGGTTTTGGTGTTTCTTTGTCTGGCGATATGAGCACTGTTCGGTTTCCAGCCTGCCGAGCCATTTTTGTGGAGGCAGACTCTAACCAGAACAAAGGTTACTTAGCTGTTGAGCTTGCAGATGCTCCTGGTCAGGTAGCTTCTGCTATTGAAATAGCTGGTAATCAAATTTTTCCAATCTCTTGTACAGCCGTCATTAGCGGAAATCTTCCTGGCGCTTTTGTTCTGTATTGATCCATGGCTAACTTTTCTGAATTCGGCAATATTTTTTCCGATCGGTACAACCGAGCTGTAGATGCTGCTGAGCAACAGCGTGTTCGCGACAGGGGTGTCGAAGAACATTTTCACGATCAAGTATTTAATGGTGAAAATACTCAGGTTGATGACGCCTACCCCACCACAGCCATCCTCGAGTGGGGGCTCAAGAACAACAATTCGATCCTGGTGTAGATCAACAAGTAGAGCAAACTAAAGATTATCTTTTAAAAATTTCAAAAGACCGCTTAAATCAGGTGGCTTCTTTTGAGGATTGAGTTAGTATACTGCTATTGATTTTTAGCTCCCAGTGTTAATCGACTGCTTTCCTTACTTCAACGAGAAAGAGCTCCTGGAGTTAAGAATTGATACACTCTATGACCACGTAGATGGTTTTCTGATTACTGATGCGAATTATACGCACAGGGGCGAACCTAAAGAATTTAGTTGCGTTAATACTCTCAGAGAGCTTGGACTACCGGAAGATAAGGTCCAAGTCCTTCATGTCGAGTTACCTTCGTATGAAGAAGCGCCCGACCCCTGGGTGCGAGAGCGAGGACAACGAGACGCTCTGAGTGTGGGCTTGTTTCAACTACCTGACGACACGTTTTTCATCTGCTCGGACTGCGACGAGATCACTAACCCCGAGAAGATTAACGAAATAAAAGAAGCTGTTTTAGAGCACTCAGATAAAGTAGTACGCATGAGTATGTCTATGCACTATGGTCGAGCCGATAGGCAGCTTCAATCTCCTGAAGGCGAAAAATTCGATTGGCGGTGTGGCACCGCAAGCACTGTGGGACAACTTAAAGATTTTGGTACGCTTTCTGCTCTGAGAGCCTCTACAAACAACTACTACATTGGTAACAGAAATGCTGGATGGCATCTAAGTTGGATGGGGGACGCTGATAAGCGTCGTACTAAGCTGCGCTCTATCGCAGAGTATTACATCTGGGATAAACCCGAAGTTCAAGAACTGTGCGATAATTTTGAGCCCGAAGAAGGTAAAACTGATATGCTTGGCCGACAAGATCACCTTATTACTTCGTATCCTTTGGATAAACTTCCCTCCGGTGCCCTTAGAATAGAGAGAATTCGTAAGTATTTACTTCCCGATGGCTGACAAGATGCCCGCAGAGGTCTTAGCCAAGTTCCAAAAAGATCGCGAAGAACGAAAAGCTCCTAGCGGTGACGAGGTTAAGATGGGTAAACAGAAGCGAGCTAAGGAAAAAGCCCGCGCATACAAAGACAAAAAGTAAGTTTCGTGAATGACAGCCTCTACAGAGATTCGTAACCAATTTGAGGAGATCTTAGAGGCTGCCCGCACTCAAGATCGATCAAATCAAGCTGCAACCATGGTGGTGTTAAGCCATCTGCAGCAGATGACTCTTTTAATGATCAAAAAGGGTCTTTCTTTCTACTGCGATCAAGACACTTACAAAAGCCGAACTTCCTTTTTGCGGGACGTTATCGAGTTAAATCGACTCGATATTCGTTTTCCTGCGATTATTAGAAGTTTTTTAATCGACGGTTGCGGACTTTTTTACTTCCGACCTAATCAAAAACTTAAATATCAAATTTATTTTTTCAACAAAAAACAATACCGTGTTTATCACGATATAAACGGTCAAGTAGAAGAAGTAGTTATTCTTTATGACTATAAAGTTAAGAATTCATCATTAGGTTTACCTAGCGATGTTTACGGTCAAAACAAGCGTTATGTACGTTTAGGTATTACTGCTGACGAAATAAGTGAAGTTGAGTCTGATACAGAGCTTAGTTTTGAGTTAGAGCCTGGAGCAGTTTTAACACCGGGTAAAACTAGACCTAACCCTTTAGGTTTTGTCCCTGCAGTTGAAGTTTTAAATAAGCCCAACGCTAGCGGCACTGAAGGAGAAGGAGATTTTGATCCGTTCATGGAGCAAATTGTGCTTCATGACAACATGATCAAAAATATTTCTAAAAATATTGAGTTTTTTGGTAATCCTACGCTTATTTCCAGCCGTCCTCGATCTGATCTGGTCGAGGCTGCTGATGCTGGAAATGCTTTCCGGCCCACCATTAGCTCACAAAGTGGCTTCGGTGGTCGGGACACACCTTCGACTCGCGTAAGCGAGCCGTTTGGTACTGCTATGGGAGGCGGTCTTCGCGTCCCACGCATACATCGCCAACGTGGAGCCTTCGGATCGTGTCGGTTATATGACACCTGATCCGATTAGCGGTGACATGAACCGCTATGCGCTTCTTTTAAGAGAAGAAATCCGCACTGCTTTAGGCGGGGTGGATGAAATTTCAATCTCGGCTGGTGCTACAGCCACTGAAATTAAAGGCTTAATGGGCCGTGCTCAAGCCACGGCTACTCGCAAAAACAAAAGTTTCTTAACTTACGGTTTTTGTCGACTTTTAGAAATGATGATTTATCACCAAGAGGTGATATTTCGTGAGTCTTTTATTGCCGCTTCTGGCTTAAAAGAACCTAAACCACCTGAAGAAATGACAGAAGAATCTGTCGAGAAATATCAAAAAGCTTCTCGGCGATTTGAAATGAAACTTGACGAAGAGATTAAGAAAGCATTATCAGAAAATAAAGTTCCACGCGGCGTCATCGGTCTTCCGGAAGATGGCGACCGCTCAGTCTCTTATCGCTATCAAGGCGATGTGTACGAGGACACTGCCTACGACGTACTTCAAAAGTCAATGGTAGTGCGGAATATGCAGGAATTAGGTGTGGAAAGCGTTGAAGCTTTGAAATACTTATTTCCTGACAAAAATGAGTCTGAACGTGCCGAAATGCTGAAAGGTTTTCCTTTCAGAATGGTCGGACAAGTACAGTCGGCAATGCAGCAATTCCTGGTATTATTAAACCAGATGTTGCAGTCTCCGCATCCTCTTGCGCCTGATCAACCCTTAGCGGCTGATCCTAGACTGAATATCACTCCGCTCCTTTATAGGACGTTTGATCACCTTGCGGAAGAACTAACTTACTCGGGT